TGTTAGTCATCTCATGAAAACGCGAACGTGCTCCTACAGTTTCAACAAAACCAATACTTGTTCCTAATGAAAAAGGTTGAGTTGAGATATTAAAGTTATAGGTAGACAAGGAATACACCTTGGCAGTTTCAGGATTCAGCAGATCACTATCAGTTGCAAACAAGAACTGATTACTAGCACTGAACAAAACAAGACCAGTGTTCATCTCAATGCCATGAACCAATTGGTTAGGACTAGAGGAACTAGAACTGATGTCAATCCTGTCTATACCAGAAAACGTCAGAGCAGTCTTGTTCCAGAAGTTACCAAGATCATCAGGTTGAGACAAGACAATATTAGAACCACTGAGCATCACCAACCTGTTACGGTGGAACAGTACTTGGCTAATTCTGTTGTCTAAGAATGAAGGTTTTTTATTAGTTAAATTATCACCAACCTGACGTGCCACCCATGTGTAAGGTGCCAATGTCATTGATGTAGAACCAGTTCTTTGTAGAACATATGGCATGGTGTTGGCATCAATACTGAGACTTACACCAGGGCCAGGGCATTCTTCCCAATGTCCCTCTCCATCTCTATCATTTTCACCAACAAACTTTAGATAGTAATCATCTTCAACAAGGTCAGCACTGTTGACAACTTTAACAATATACCCGTGCTTACAACATGTAGGCAGACTAGCAACATCATTAACTTCGTCTTTGACAATATTGAAAAGATCGCCTTCTAGTGCTTCAACGTTAAAGGAACCACTAGATCTTGTGATATATAGTCCATTGCCAATAACCTTTTTGTCAAACCCTGACTGTGTAATTTCTGATTGAATAGAATTCAGAACGCTAGCTACATTTAAAGACGTGTCCTGTTCAATGTCACAAGGTATAGGTCTAATGGACTGCAAGTTAACTCTATATTCTCCTTGAGTTTCAGATGTAACTTTAATAGTATGTGTCTTACCTTCAACGTCTACAGTAAATGCATTTTGATTTAATTTGGAACTTGAATAAGTACCACCATGAAGTAGATCAACTCGCAGTGTGTACTGTGCGTTGTACTGAGCATTCGGTGGGCTATTGTCATAGCCAGATACAAATGGCTGTCCAATTACAGTTACTCTGACAGCAATACCTGTGGAAGAATCAACATGTGTTTTCGTCCCAGTGAAACGACAGTCTTCATTGCTATCAACGTTGTTACTAAAACCAGAAATTACTTCAACTGAAGTAGCACTGAACTCTGTTGTAGTTGTGTCGTTGTCATAAATATTCAATGCATACTGACGACGTGGTGCTACCTGTTTTAGTTCAACATAAACTGAATTTGCATCTGGTTTAGATGGAGCTACATCAGAACCACCATTGGTTTGATTGACCATCTTTACCTCAGTGTTTGAATTACTCAGATCACTGTTGCAAATGAAGGTGGTGTCATTGATCGTACAAGTGCCAATATTGTCATCACTAGAATGTGCAAGATACGTAGCCGGATTGCCTGTTGTAGAAACAGACATCTCTTGTCCATCAGTCACTCTCCAGACTCTTACAGTACCGTTCCTTTGAACAAGACCAACGTAAGAACCCTCATCAGCATCACGATAATAATTGAACCACTTACCTGTTCCGTAGTTAGACAAAGTATTGATAAACTTTGTGCCAGGTCTCTTATATAAACTATCTGTGATGTCAGGTACAGCATTCTTCAGGTCATTTACTTGACCAGGAAGTTTGGTCTCGTCAGCCTGTTGTGAAATGCCTAATGCAAAGGTAGGTATTGATTGAGTAATAGATGCCATCAGCGCCTCAGTGCTTTAAACGGTTGATATGTTTCGTAGAAGGTGTTGTTTGGGAAACCCATAAAGTTATTGTCACCTTGATTACATTCGTACTCCATACAAGCTGCTCGTGAGTAAGCCTCTTGAGTAGCTAGTAGTTGTACTAACTGTGGGTTAGCAATCAGTTGAGTAGCTGCACGAGTTGAAGCACGGGCAGTTATGTACCGTTGGAAAACAGAAGGGATATCTTCAAAGTCATAAATCCTAACGATATCAACATACAAGGTATCTTCAAACTCATATGATTTACGAACCTTGTCGTATAGTTTGCCTTCACGTCTTACTACATCTCTGCTTCTGTCAAACTGGTTGCCAGTTACATCAATGCGTAAGGCATCAGCAGGAAACGTGATGTACTTAGTAGTGACATCAGGACTAAGGGGTACATTCTCTTCACGATTAAATACCCAACCTTCGTTTTGAGTATCGACTAATGATTCACGAAAGATATTATAAACATAGCTAACCTCAGGGTTAGTCATGTCAAGTGTAGTTAGTGGTGATTGACCGATGCTCCCCAAAATTGAGTTCACAGCGGATAGTTCGGTATCGGTGCCAATAGTTGAGGACATAAGAATAAAAAAAAGGGACCCCGAAGGATCCCTAGGAAAGAATAAATATCAGAATGCAGAAGGTGCAGTACCACCCACATACAGCTCAACAGCTGCAGCAGGGTTGATGTAATCCGCACCACAGGCCAAACGCCCGAGAAGTACGTCACCCTGGTAGATGACGGATACGTCTCCGTTGGTGACCTGTACCTGAGGACCAATGGCTTCGACAACACCAGCCGCTTCGCGTTGGAAGATCAGGCCAGCAGACACAGCGCCGAATTCGGAAGCAGTGCCGTAGTCGTTGTTGATGCCGGTCTGTGCAGTAGAAGCATCTTCAAGGTCAGGACCAATGAAGTCACCCAGGTTGCCAGGTGAAGTCTGTCCGGTGGTGCCACCGAACTTGGTGCCGTACTTGCCAAGGAACGGAATGTTCATTGACTTGTAGATCTTGATGCCAGCAATCTCGATGATGCCTTGGCCGGACTGCAGTGCAGAGCCTTGAGCATCACGGTTCACCAGACCATTAGAACCAACCGCTTGGATCAATTCGTAGTACTGGCGTGGGTTGAGAACGGCCACACGTCCGTCTCCACTGACTCCCTTTTCGTCCATCGCAGCTGCAGCGTCATAGAAGGCTGAAACCAGTGCGGTAGAAGAGAAAGCATCAGATTCGTTGGTAGAAGCACCAACACGGATCTGGGTGCCGCCGGGCTCTGCAAAGTTAGTTGCACTAACAGGAGAGGCCACACGTGCACCACGTGCAATAGCACGGAAGATTAGGCGGTCATACTTTTCTGCGAGAGCGAAGCCGATTTTGCGGCTGATCTCCGAGCGCAGATCGTAATGAGAAAGGGTCTCATCAAGGTCATATACAAATGCTGAGCTGATCAGCAGGTCGTCAACCGTGATGGTCTTCTCTGCAACGGGCGGTGCACCGTCGCTGTTACCAAGAATCGGGTTGCCAGGTGTATGGAATTCAGCCTGGGTACGGCCAGTGTAAATGAACTGAAGAGATTTGCCGTTCTTAAGAGTACGCTTCATAACCATATCGCGGGCGATAGTGTTATGTTGGAACCCTTTAAACATCTCACCGCTGAAGAGCTTTAGGTAAAGAGCCCTGCGCTGATCAGTTGTAGGAGTCTGGCCCCCAGCCAGATTATTAGCACCAGGAATTACCTGAGGTGCCTTAGGGGAAGTAAGTTGTTGTGCCATTTTTAAAGAGAGTAATAATCTATATCCACTCTCTGAACGTTCAGAGTTATTCAGTTGTCATGTGGTCTATCCCACCGTCTAGACGGCAAAGGGTATCCGGCTTACCGGGCCAATGCCAATTGATGGGCAGGGGTTTGCACCCTGCCACCCGCTTTAACGGATCATCTTGTGTATGCGACACCGCGATACTTGAGCTTCAGTTCCTTGGCAGCTTGCTGCTGCTCACGGACCCGTTGCCTTAGTTCAAGTTTCGTCATTGTGTTTACCTCCGAAGAGATCTAACAGTCCCGTTCCATACTGTTAGTAGCATGCGTCTTCTACATCGTGTCAAACAAGACTTCAAGTTTTAGTTTGTCTAGTTGAGCTTTAAGTACCAGAAGAGCTTCTTGCTCACCTGGATCACCACCAGGCCACTTGTCCAAATAAAAGGACACAGCCTTGTGCATAAGTTCAACGT